ATGACAGCACGACCAGAGTTCAGGTTTTCGTAGCTGGAAACATCAACACCGTCAACGCTACCAGTGGTAACGGCGGCAGGCATGTTGTCAGCCTGCCACTGAAGCAGGGTGTTACCGGGCTTGTTGCCCTTGGGGGCCATGGAGACGATAGGGGTGTCCTTAGCGTCAACGAGGGAGATGTAGTCAGCAAGATCTTCGCGCTTGCCAACCTGAGAGCGTTCAAAAAGAGCGGCCATAATAGTTAGTTTTCTTTGATTTGGGGTTTAGAGGAACCTTTCGGCAATGAGTGCCTTCAGGTTGGATTCGTTTGGAGCTTTTCGGAAGCTGTCCGCAGCGAATTTAGACTTAGCGGCTTTGGAAGTAACAGAGGCAGGTGCAGAGGTGCTTTTAGGCGTCATCGGTGCCTTCTTAACAGGCTGCGCTGGTTTTTTTGCCTTGCTTTCCCTGACCTTTCGCCCGCTGATCAAGTCTCCAATGGAGATTTTGAAATCGGGGAACTTCTGGATTTCTGGGAATGCCTGCAAAAGTTGCTTTGCAAACTGATATTCAGGACTCTGACGCTGTTTCCAGAAGGGATACTCTTGCTCTGCTTCAGCATCAAACTGCTTGCGGACTGCAACGTATTGAAGCTGTGCAGGAAGGTATTCTTCCAGTGCATCAATGGCGTTCAGGCGAATCTTCCTGACTTCTTCAGCGGAATACTCGACTTCCTGACCATCTTTGCCTTTTACAACAGCACCATCAGCGTTCTCTTCAGCCCACCGTCTAACCTGTCGAGCGTTTTTGATTTCATCCTGGACTTCACGTTCTGACTGAAGCGCAAAATACGGGTTCAAATCTTTGCCAACTGGAACAACCTCTTTTTCAACAGGCTTTTCCGATGACTCTAGCTCTTTCAGCTTTTCGGTAAGCTCGTGAATCTGCTTCTCAGCGTCTTTCTTTTGCGCAGTGAGTTTATCAATACGCTTCTGGACGCCTTTGGGCAGACCTTTGGAACTCTGCTCGGTTTCTTCCTCCGTCTCCTTATCCTCATCGGCTTTGTCAGCCTCTTCAGTTTCAGTTTCAGATTCGTTTTCGGCTTCCGTGTCCTCGGTTTCCTGCTCGGCATCATCTGCTTCGCTGGTGTCCTCGGTTTCGGTTTCCGTCTCAGTCTCAGCCTGAGCAGGCTGCTTTTCTTCATCAGCGAAAAGGGACTGGCGCAGAAGTCCGGTCAACTGTTCAGTGTCAATCGGCTTGTTTGGCATCGTGATTTTGGAAGGTTCACTAACCGTTTCGGAGTTTTCGGGCATGTTGCAGAAGGTTTAATGACCGTTCAGAGGTCGGAAGGCATGGTTTGAGACACCAAGAAACTTATGCAAAGCTAATATGCCGTGATAGTGGGTCAAGGGTTGAATTTAACCTCTGTCGAGGCTCGTTCAGCGTATTCCTGGATGATGGCACGCAGGTCAATGAGAGCGGCAACCTGTCCGGCATAATGCGCCCTGGCTTCACCAGTGTTTGCAATGTCCAGCAGGTTGGCTAGTGCGTTGTTATGCTCGCTCTGAATAACAGCATTCAAGGCTTCCCAGAACGCCACTGGCCCTTTTGCCAGGGTGAATGCTTCGATTACGTCTGTCTCGTTCATGCCTGCTGATTAAGTTGTTCGCTAACCGGTGTGACTCCCAGCCTTCCGATAGTGGCATTCTGCTGCTGCTGGATGCTCATCTGAAGGTTCTGCACGTAGTTTTTCAGCAAGGTCTGGAAAACAGGGTCAGCCTGTGCGGCCTGCTGTGCTTTCGGGTTCTTGCTGATGACATCCTGGGCATATTGCAGCCTTGCCTGTGCTGTCGGATCGTTTTCACGATACATCGGTTCATTGCCAAGCATCATCATGCCGATGTCAGTCTGCACATCCCTGAACATCTGCTCAGAAGCGGCAGTCTGGTCAACGATAAGCTCACGGGCAGATTCAGGAGCAACTGCCTCAATAATCATCTGGATCAGCTTGTTACGGTTAAGAACGCCACCAGCGTCAAGGGGAACGACAAACTGAGAGATGGCTTGCAGCTTTTTAGCCACAAGATCGTTGTCGAGCGTCTGAATGTTAAACCGGATGATGAAATCGAAGTTACCGGCAATGTCAGTGATATTTTGATTCAGCGGCACGCCGGTAATCCTGACAATCTCCTCCTGCGGCATGTATTGCAGGCACAGGCTGAACATCTGCGAATAAACACGGCTCCAAGTGGCAAGCCAGCGGTTCACAAGCTGCTGCTGCATAAGCTGCGACTTGAGCGGCATAACCGTCATGCGGTTCAGGCCAAAGTAATTGGCGTGATTGTTCTCGACTCGCTCAATCAGGTTGAACGCAGTCGTAGGAGCACGGCCAGGAGCTTCAAGCCATGAGTAATCGTCTGGACGGGTTACAGGAAGCTGTACACCTGGGCCAATCTTGTTGATCTGGCCGATTCGCTTCACAACCTTCATCGGCGGCAGCGTCTCAAAAGCAGTCCGGTCACGGATGCTGTCATGCTGCGCCTTGATTTCATCCTGATCGGTCATGGCGATTTCAGGAATGCCACGGCTTTCAGTGATTGGCCTGCGGACTACTTCACGGCGAAACTCGACGAAAGGATAATCACCATGGGCATAATCCAGCAGTTCATGCTTGGCAAAAAGTCCTTCCTGAACGAGCGGACTGAACACGGTGCAGTAAATGCCTGCGACACCATCAGGGCCAATCTGGCGGGCATAGGCATACACAATCTCGATCAGGTTATCCTGCCGAACGATAGGAGCGGCACCCAGGGTCGTGATGGTGTCGAGCGGGTCAGAATACCATGACTGTTTGCCAGCCGTGTTTGCGGCCTGGTCAACAAAAGCCTCGTCCCATCCGTCATCTTTGACGTGGGAACGAAGCTCAACCTCGGTCATATAGACACGGCGGAAGATGACCCTGGCGTTCTGAAGGTCAATCGTTTCAGGAGGAAAAGCCACCTCATCGAACGGCTTTAAAGCCGTCACCATCGGCAGATTCCTGCGCACATAGGTTTCTTCGATCTTACCAACACCAGTTTCACGCAGTTCGTTGACCAGCTTCTTCGCATCCTTGATGCTGTATTGCGGAATGGCTGCGGTAATTAGCTGTGCTGCAAGGTCTGCGCTCTCTTTGTTGGCGATAAGAGCGGGCAGGTCAGCCAAGGATGATCCCTGCATCTGCTGGGCAATCGCGCCAATTTCGTCCATTGTGATAGACTGAAAGCGTGTCCCTAGCTGCTGATCCCAGCCAACGTGGAAGATAGTCCAGCCATAGTGTAGGCCATACTGCGATCCTAGTTCAGCCTCCCTTGCGATGTCAGCCCGCAGCTTTTGCGTCGTGATCCAGTTCATCAGGGTGTTTGCCCCTGAAGCCGCTGTCATGTCGTTGAAATCCGTGGCAGTAATTGCAAGCTGGCTGCGTTCAAAGCTCGTAGTCAGTAGGCATGAAAGCTCATTGATGGTAGAATCAACCAGGCGATTGCGAACGTCAGAAGCTCCTTCAAAAGGGAATGCCTGGCGATTGTTCGGCAGATTCTCAGAGTGTTTCTTGCCGTCATCGGACTGACCAGACCACCGGCAAAAACGGATGTCATCTGAGTTGGTGAGACGTTCCAGGTCTGCCGTGGTGTAAAGGCAACGGGTCAATTCCGTTGAAAGCTCGTTCACGTCTGGCGTTTCACTGTAAAACGTCAGCTTGTCGCCGTTGGTGCTGTTCTTGTAGTTCATTAGTAGCTTCCGATTTGTCCCTGGGGTTGGTAACTTGAAATGGTTTCGTCTGACGGATTCATCACCGCAAGGTATCGCAGAACGTCAACCGGGTCTTTGGTTGCGCCCTTGTCTCCGTCTGCTCCTGTCCACTCGCGGAGTGAGTAAATAAGATTGCGGCAGTTCTCACTAACATACAACTTAGGCTCATTATGAAGGGCAAGCAAGGGTTCATCCTTGTTCCAGGCCAGCCAGTCATTGATAATGCTAATTCCCTCCTCGACTCGCAGACCTGCGGCAGGTGTGAACCACATCGGGTCTGGATCTTCCTGCAAAAGATCAATCAGGCTTGTTCCACCGTCCCTGCCGATGGCCTGTGTTCCGCCTGCTCTAGGGTCAATAAAGCGTTCTGCGATGCTTTCCCGGCCTTCTAGCTGTCGAATAAGGGCTTTGTAGTCGGCAATGCCTCTGCCGGCTCCGTTTCGCTGTGCTGTGCCTGGCCTGCCGTCCGCTTTATCGCTCGGCAAGGCCCATTCCCCGTGAGTGATGTCGGGAAATTCGCGGTAAATGAACTTTCTGCCGTATTCATCCACCCGCAGCCACAGCATGAACCAGTTTCGCGCTCCGGCAGGGTCAACGGCCATGTAATTCGTCCCTTTTTCTGGGATTTTATCATGCGGAATCACATTCCAGTCACCGAATCGAGGGAATTGTGATCCTGCCAGGCTTTCAGCATAGCCATAAGCTCTGATTTTGACCTCATAACCGGTTCTTCCGTGCAGTGCTCGCTGAATTTCGCTAAATGGAGAGTAGGAATTTAGCTCCGAATGATACCACATAATGCGGCCATTCGGTTTGTGGCACTTGGCAACATGCGGCATCATGCCCTTGTCGCCTCCCGGCACGTTAATCGAGTCCTTCAGCAGGCTTGCAGGCTTCCAGTCTGTGATGGAAGCACCTGCCATGTATTCCTTTACTACGCTGGTATAGCCTGAAATGGGCGTGAAGGTAAGCACCATCTTGCCTCGACGACTTGCGAGACGATAACGAAGCGTTTTCAGCCAGTCGTTATTCACTTCTTCGTCAATCCAGAGGAAATCAATCTCACCACCCTCAATGACCTTCATGTCCTGGGACTGGTTCAAGAACCAGCATTGACTACGGTTAGGCAGAACGAAGGTGTTTTCGCTGAAACCGTTCTTCTGAGTGAAGCTGACGTTGGTGATTTTGGTCTTTTTGGCGGTCTTGAACTCGGCAGGAAGATACTTGTAAACAAGCGGCTGCTGCATCTGCACGCTGCTCATGTTCGTGGTATGCACGCACCACACTCGCTTATCAGGATTCCGGCTCAACACCTGGGCAACCCGCTTTGCTGCATATTCAGACTTGCCTGCTCGGTTGCCTCCCAGGATGACAAGCTCGTTAACCTCTGGATCAGACAGCAGTGAATCTGCGGTTTTCCAGTGCTCTGGCTCGTAGCCGTGCCGATAGGGGTCCATCTTCTCCGCAAGAATCTTGTCCTCACGGAGTTGCAGCCGCCTGACCACCTCATCCATGCCGACCTTCTTCACTAGGGCTGCAATCGTCTCAGGAGACGGCGCAACTAGGATTGGATGCGGAGTCGGGCGATACTGCCCTAGATTCTCCTTTGTGACTTCAAGCTGGAACATGCAGGGCTAGACGCTCACCACTTCGTTTTGTCGGCCCAGTATGCCGCTGACATCTTACCTTTCTTGATATTCTCGGCATGTCGAGCTTTGAAGGACTCCCGGCGGTTCTTATAGCTCTCGCTTTCACCCTTTTTAGGCGGTGAACCAGTCACACCCTGCTGGCCGAAGCGGATTGTTTTCACCTGTTCGCCCTGTTTGGCTACAACAACATGGCTTTTCGTGGGATGTGATGGCGTGCGTTTAGGCTTATTATAGCCGGAAACGCCAACTCTAGCGAGACGTGGGTCTTTGCTCATATTTTTACGCTACTTCCCCTTGATTGACTTGCAAGGGTGAAGATATTGCGGCAAATAAGGTTCGCTCCGTCGCATGGTGTGATCCGTCCTCCTGCGGCGAACCGCAAAAGGGCCAGCACTATGCGACAGTGTTGGCCTTTTTGTTGGTTACTTGCCCACCGTCCAAACAAAACAGGGCAGCAAAGCGGAGACGTTAGCAAGCTCGACACGCCAGCATTGAGACGCTGTGCTTTCCGTGGCTAAACGGAATATCTCGCAGGGGGCGCAAGTTCCAGGGCGAGTCTAAACAAGCCTGGATGGTCGCCTCTCCTCACCACCATTTCCATGGGGGGAGGGGGGGTCTTGGCAGAGAGAGAGGATTAATCCTTCTTCAGCAGATAGTAGAACACAAAGCTGAAGCCGATAAAATGGATTAGAAAGTCAATCATAGATTTTTGGTCAGTTCTTCCTTGGCAATCATCACTTCCTCGCTGGTTTCCACGACTTTGACGCACCATTCGCCATTCCAGCCATCCTGATCGGCGCCAGGGTAAAGAGGCTGGACGATGCTGTTAGCCTTCACGACGACCTGTTTCAGCCCGTCCATAGTGCTTACCCAGGTGCTGTTTCGCAGCTTCACTGCTCCTGGGAGTCCGTAGGGCATTTAATAAAACAGTTCATTGTGTGGTTGTGTTTCATTTGCAAGATAACTGGCTAATGCGCGTGCTTGCCTGCCGTTTTCGGTGCCCTGCATCCAGCCGGTGCCATCCACAGATTCGACACGCCAGCGCTCGCAAACAAATAGCCTTTCGACTTCGTTCACACGCCCGACATGGATGCGTCTGCCTGTCTCCGCCCACATCGGCAAAGAGCGCCATTTCCATTCTGTTGTGCCTCCAATAAAAATCACGTCAGCCTCGACAGGCACGTCAGCCGGTGTCATTCCATCCTGGACGGCCATGGAAAGCGGCCAGCCAAAACGGGCAGCGATTGGTGCATAGCAGTCCCACTTTGCAAGTGTGGCCTCCCGGTCTGCGACGACATCAGGCACCAGCACCCAACGAGGCGTCATCCCTTGTGCCCGCACATTACCAAGCATGTTCAGCCATGCCGTTTCGTCCCACGGCCTGCCCGTAGTCCAGCTCGCAAAAGCGTCATTGTCGAGCGCAAATGGTATCCACTTCCTGAGCTTGGTCTTGCGCATGGCAGACGGCCCCACAAGCCAGCCGATGCGGTCCTGGTAGCGCCCAGCCCAGTAATGGACAATGGCACTGGAATTGTTTGATGGCATCACCATGAGCTTTTGCCGTGGCTTGTCCCTCGCCATGATTTGCCCCCAGTGTAATTGAGATTTATTCGTCATAGCTTATCGTGCTTCTTGATGATCTTGCCGATTTCATGGGCTGCGACCCGGTAAGTTCCAGCGATGTTTCCACAGCACTGCTGCCAGGGTGTGATTTCGTTCGGCCTGGCACCATCTGGAACCTTACCTTGCTTGGCATACCCTAGCGCTTCCTTCAGCAACATCTGCTGAAGAGCTTTGAGATCGTCAATGATGTTCATGCTTTTTCCTCCATCCCTGCCCTGGTGACTTGCCAGCCTTGCGGCGATGCTGCCGGACAGCCTCAAGGGTTACTTCCATGCGGTCAGCGATGGCCTGATTAGACTCTGACCAGTCCACTTCAGCCCACATCTTTCGCCTGGTGGCTAGATCATGCGTTCTTTTGGCCTTGGACCGCTCTCTAACCCTGCGCTTGGCATAGCACTTCGGCCCCAAAACAAAGCCTGGAATGGCCTTTTCTTTGCAACAGATGCAGATTCCAGCAGCTTTGCGCCTGGCATACCAGGATTGTTGGTCAATAGCGGTCATGGCTGGGCTGGTTCAAGACAAAGGGTTGTGATCGGCTCAACCTGCAACTCGTTGTTGACGTTCATCCAGGCGCACATGAGGGACAGAGGATCAACGTGCGTCACCGTCATAACCGGCCCGCCCGACTTCAGCCGCACGGTGTCGCCCACGGCGGGCGTCCAGGGCTCGGCTGGCTCCGGCTCGTCGGCGTAGCGCCAGCCGATGATTGATACCGTCTCAACGCCCCAACTCCAACATTTAGCCTCCATAGCTCCATCGTAGCAATCTGGGCTGTTGCTGATACAAAACACTCTTCTACCGCCATCACACGGCATCGGATCGCCGGGCTTGTGCCGGGTCCAGGTGTAGCCGTGGGCTTCAAAGGTGGCGGGCTCGTCGGGTTGCTTCTCACCTTCACCGGACAAATCAGGTTGTTCCTCGCTTTTGGGCGGTTCGTTCACGCCAACGGGCTTGTCCTGCCCCTCGCCACGGGCGGCGGCGATGAGTCTGGCGCGGACACGGTTAAGAGCATCGTTATGGCAAACAGGGTTCCTCCCAGCCCAATACGCGGAATGCAACTCCACCAGCGGCACGGCCTCCATGCGCCGGACGGCCTGGGCAAGCACCACGGCGGCGACGGCCTGGGCGGCGGCCTGGGCGGCGGCTTCGAGCATGTCATGCACTTCTGCGCTTTCTTCCCAAGTCTCGATTTCCTGATCGGGAAACTTGATCTTTTGAATGGCATTCCCATCGTCGGCCAGGAGGGGCTGGCGCATGGCGGCGATTTCGGCCTCCAGTCGCTCGTTTTCGAGACTCAAAGAGGCAATCTCAGAAGCCAAGTCTGCGATGCGGTGAGGCAGATTCTCAACCGTATGCGTTTCAATGTTGCCAAACGGCATGGCCGACAGGCAGGCTTTTAGGATTCCTTGGGCCTTGTCGTGCTCAGACCGCCAAAAGTCGGCGTTTTTGCAGTATCGAAGGGCGTCCGCCTCCCATTTGTCTCGCTCGGCCAAGAGGCTGACAATCTCGTCAACCTTGGCCTGAAACTGTTTCTCGCTTTCGGCCAAGGCAGCTTTGAGGCTGGCAATCTCAGCGGCTTTCTCGCTCACAATACTGTTATGCGTCTCTGGGTTAATATACGTAAAAAAGGATTCTGCAATCTGCCGAGCTTCGGTCAAAGCGTCTTTGTGCTTGACAATCTCGCGCTCATGCCATGCCACAAGAGCACGGGCAAGGCGCATTTCGCCAGCATTCATCTCACCGAATTTGAGTCGAATTTCTTGATCTGTCATAGTGTGTTAGTGTTGAGTTTGACCCGGTATTTTCGCACCCGCCGGGACGGTCGTTGGCCTTGATGAAGCAGGAGGCGCTGCAAATTGGTTGCGCAGGGCGGCCTACTCGCCAGCCCCCAGCCAAGGACTGCCGACCTCGCAGGGCCGGGCTTCTTGGGTTTTGCGGAGATACTAGGGCATCGAACCCTCTGCGCAAATTGGTTGTTGGAAAAGATCAGAACTTCCCAAGCCTCCTAGGCTGGAACTTGGCAACAAGGTTTTCACCATCCTGGCGGACAGGGATCACCATGCCGGGAACGAAGTAATGTGAATCCTTGCAAATGCAAATCTTTTTTTCACCGTGGTGATTCACCTTCAAAAGACGCCGATTCGGCATCCTGGTCACTAGCACCGTTGCCGTGTCACTCTCCCTGAGCATCCTAGCCAGTGCAGGCTCGTTCTGCACCTCCTGGGGAGCCTCCACAGGCTTTTCAGCCGGTTCCGGCTCGACTTCGACCACAATCTCAGGTTCCTGCCCCTCCACAGGAGCAGCAAGCTGGCGCAGAGCTTCCTGGCCCGCCTTGGTCAGGTAGGACTTGTTATAACGTCCGATAATCCAGTGCTTACCACGCTTTAGGCTGGCTTTGGCAGACTTAGCCTGCTTGTCGGTCATACCAAGGCTGGCAGCGTATTCGTCGAGGAGGATGGCTTTAGTTTCGCTCATGGGTTGAGTAAAAAGAGGATTTTGCAGGCGTCAAATCAAAAGAAGATCAGGCTCGGGCTTTTCCTGCTGAACTGCGCCAATCCTAGCCCTGGCGATCTGCACATATTCCGCCTCTCGCTCGATGCCGATGAACCGAAAGCCTTCCAGGACGGCAGCCTTGCCTGTGCTTCCACTGCCGGTAAAGGGATCAAGAACGACACCACCTGGACAGGTGACAAGTCGGCAGAGGTAGCGCATCAGGTCTGTTGGTTTAACAGTTGGATGGAAATTTGCCAATTTGGCTGAGTGTTTCGCTTCCTCGCTTTCACGCGGTGCATTAACCCGCATGTTGTTTTGTTTCTGAAACCCCTCTAGCCCCTCATCCCTGTCCTTCTTGCTGGCCTTCGGCACGTATGCAAATCGGCTTGGTTCGCACTTTAATTCCTCCCCTGCCTTTGTGTCCTGTCTGGTGAAGTCTCCTGTGGCATTCAAGTTACAAAGAGGGCATACACTGTCGGATGGGCAGCATTTAAAGAACCGGGCGGCATCGTTTAGCAGTTCCGTCACCTCCTCGCTGCCATCGTGGATCAGGTTGGCGGGCCAGCGGCCTGAGTTTTGAAGAGCGCCAGGAACCCTACACCCGTCCACGTTAATCGCCCCAGTTCCATGCTCTAGCACGTTCTCAGCTACGGTTCCGATCAAAGGCTTCCTAGCTACTGTGATAGGCTCCAAAGCAGGTTTTAGAGCGGTTCCCCAGCCTTGCCACTGTTTAGCTGCTTCGGTGGCAGGGGCTGTAAGCATTGCTCCCATGCCTGGGGTCTCGGCAAACGTGCTGCTTCCATTCAAACCCTCAAGCCGTTGCGTTTTCTTTCCAACATGCCTCGCGCTTTCACCAATCACTTCCCTTTCAGCCCCAGCCGCCTTATCAATCGCCTTGCTCACATCCAGCGACTTCGGAAACCCTGAGCCATAGACCCAGGCAATTATGTCGCGGATTTCAAAGCCCGCATCCTCAATCCTAACCGCCATTCTGTGCTGCGTTCTGGTGCCAGCGAACGCTAGCAGATGTCCGCCAGGCTTGAGCACACGCAGGCACTCTTGCCAGACCTCCACAGCAGGAACGTCATAATCCCACTTCTTGCCCATGAACGACAAGCCATAAGGCGGATCACTCACCACGCTGTCAACGCTGCAATCCGGCAATGACCGCAGCACATCAAGGCAGTCACCGTGATGAATAGTAAAGCTCTCCTTAGTTTCGCTCATGGCGGAACTCACTAGAGGGCTGTTCCAGAATGTCAAGCAGGCTTTCAATGTCGTCCTGCAGCTCATCCACAGAGGCGGTGTCTATAGAGTCCGCATCCTCCTTGTAGTGGTCCAGGACGATAAGGCACTCTAGCAGGGCGCTAACACAGCGCTGACGAAGGGAAGTGGACATGGGCTTTTGTGATAAATTTTTCGACAGAGGGACTCATCAGCCTTTTTCGCTGTCGCTAGAAATCTGACCCCCTCCCCCCATGCTGAGACTCAACAAGGCTGGCTTGTTGCGACTCAACACCGGCTCGATGGCGTAGATCGTTGATCTTCATGGCGTTAGCTTGGCTGCGATGACTTTCTATTACGCTTATTAGATGTAGTTAAGCCTCTCCTGTCTCAATAGCGCCACCGTCGTTCACCTCGGTAAATTCACCGTCCAGGACGATGCCGTTAGCGTCAAAAAGCGAGTTAACTGATTGATGATCAACACGAAGCCGGTGCTCGACCACGGTTTGAGGCTGGTCGTGAAGCGCCTGGATTTTGTCAATGGCAATCGCTATGGCGATGGGTAAACTCGCCAGTGGTATCTGCTCGACCTGCTCTTCCAGTTTAGTCGCTCCCTTGCTCACGAACCTGCTCAGGGTTGCTGCTGTGCTCTTCTTCCAAGCTGCCAGGTTAAAGCTAGGATCGTTCTCCTCTGCTTTGTCGCGGATAGCTGCCACGGTGTGAGTGGACAACCCATGCTCATTAGCTACGGCAACCATCCCTGTGCCTGACCTGAGTGCTTCCAGGACGCTCTTCTTGATCTCCTCTGGCACCTTTTCCCCTGTGCTTGGTGTGCTCTCTGTTCTTAGCTTTCCTTCCATGTTTTAGCCCTCCTTGTTGGTTTCCGCTGTGTTGATACTGCTTTAGTCCTGCGCTTCTTCTTTTCGGCATCTCTGCCCCATTTATAACCCTGTGCCATCAGATGTTCCCAGGCTGGAAAGAAGATTGTTTCCATGCACCTAACTATTTGCTCCTCTTGATCTTCGGTTAACCCGAAGCCTACTCCAGAGATGGCTAGTGCAGCGTGCATAGCCTCATGTCTTAGCGTGGTGACAGTGTTTAGCGCATCTCCTTGCATGTCTGATCGCAGCAGGATCGCCCTGGAGTCATGGCAGTAGTTGCCATAATCCTCGATGTCAGCCCAGAGGATGTGAACCTTTTGCCCTCCTATTTCGATGAAGGCTTTCATTTCCAGTCTCCTTTGTGGCACATGGCTCCGATGATCCCGTAGTTTGCCAGGTCTAGCCAGCTATCGAGTTGGCTTTCGTTCTGTGGTTTCCCCTGCTTGAGCAGGTTAGCCAGTCTTGCGGTCTTGTCATCGCAGCGGACTAGGACACCGAACTCCCCATGCCTGGCAATGTTCTGTGATCCATAATCCTGCTGCTTGCGGTCTAGAGTCTGGATGTTTTCAAGGGCCAGGATTAGCGCTCTGCGTCCAATATCGGTCTTGAGTCCCAAGCTGTCAGCAATGTTGTCGTAAAAGTCAGGGTCCATATTATGCTTGTTAAGGTTCACGAAACTTGAAGAATCTGCCCATGAAGTCCAGTTCGATATTCCAGAACCTTTCGCCTGTCCTGTTCTTCTCGCAAGTGAGAATGCGTTTATCGTCCTGGTTCTCGACTTTGGACAGGAAAAGGATGTGGTCGGCATCCTGGCCGATGGCTCTGGATTCCCGAAGCTGGTTGTTGTCGTTTAGCTGTGATGCCGTGAGAATGACCTTCTGTGACTTCACAGCGGTTCGTTTCAACCTCCTGGATATGCTGGCAACCAGTTCTTCCCTGGTGCCACCTTTCCGGCCTTCATCCTCCATGAGTTGCAGGTAATCCACCATCACGATGTCCGCGTCTGATTGCTCGATGTCGGCTAGAATCTCCGTCGCTGAGGCTCCGTTAATATCCACGATGTCAGCTTTGGCCTTGTGAAGCCTCCTGATGGCCTCATGGAGTGCCTGTTGCTCTGCCCTGCTCATTAGACCTTGCCAAACGGTCTGATTGTCCAGATTGCCCTGGCTGCACAGGATGCGGTAAGCCTGCTCCTGCTGGCTCATTTCGAGCGGGTAAATCCTGACACGCTTGCCCAAGTCCAGGGCAGATTCCAGGAAGTTCTGCATCAAGACTGACTTTCCATCACCTGGCTTGCCTGCGATGACCCAGACTCGACCCGGCTGCATCCCCTGGGTTTTCTTGTCCACCGTGGTGAAGCCGGTGCTGATCCCTGGAAGGCTGTGGCCGTGCAAAGTCCTGCGCTCAATCTCCTCGATGATGTCAACGGATAGCTCGCTGATAGGCTTGCTAGAGAGCGGCTTCCCTGGGACTCTGCCGGCATCAGCCAGGATGGTTTCAGTCTCGGCAATCGCTGCTGGAATATCGCTTCCCTGGATTGCTGCTGATTCTAGCGTTTCTGCGGCCTTTTTAAGCGCTTCAATACGTTTCCGCACCTCATACCCTTGTCGAATGCTAGAAAGCAGCTTTGGGGCGTTTGTGTGCAAAACAGGGCTGGTCCAGAGTTCAGTCAGCCGTGAAGCCCCTCCAAAAGCCTCGAGAGTACCTTTTTCGCGTAGTTTTGCGGTGATGAGGATCAAATCTGGCGCTTCATCCCTGCCGATGGCGTCAACGAGTTCACGAAACAAGGGGCGATTCTCGTCACTCCACATATCGCTTGTGACGGCATGGAGTGACTTTCGCAGCGTTTCGGGATGCTGGGCGAAGATAGCCAGCAGGCTTTCCTGGGTTGCGTTGGTGATGGTCACAGGCTTATCCTCGGTTGTGTTGTGGTTGTCGCTGGCTTCTCGTCCTCCCATCGGCGTTGGTTCAGGTAGGTCGCAGGATGTGGAATGAATGCACCTTGGTCCTTCGTCCAGCCGTCCTGACGAGACTGCCAGGCTAGAGCGGAAAGCACGGTTTGCAAGTCAGGCTTCAGCTTTGACCAAGCCTTCTCTGCTGCTCCTTTCCCGACCTTTCGAGGGTAGGCTTGCCAGAACTCCGTGAAACCTATGGAAGTATTATTGGATATTGGATATTGGTTAGAACTAACGTTCAACGTCTGTTCAGCAGGTGTTGAACATCTGTTGGATCGTGCACTAGCAGAAGCCTTTCCTGCCCTAGTTACAGCCTCCCTTTTGGCGTGTGCCTTTGCAATCTCATGATCGGCTCGATGATGCCTAAAACCAGCATCAGTTTGCTCGAAAAACTTCGTCAAAATGTATGCAACTTCGTCATGGTGTTGCATCATTCCAACAGAACGCGCAATGTCTGTTGAACACATGTTGAACGGATGTTCAGCAAGATAATAAGCATCAAGCAAACGCCTGTATGCCAGATCCTCAATTAGGCTAAGACCGCGAGTGTGGGCGGCATAATCGCCAATGTGAAAAGGGTAATAGTTCAAGCGTTACTTTCCTCCTCAGTAATTTGTTCTACGTGCTCGTATGGAACAGCATGAAGCGGACAGTTCCCATTGTAAATAAAGATGCCTTCAATACCTTTGTATCCCTTGCCGTGATGATTGTCGAGAATAGGGCATAGGCATCCTGCTTTAACGGCTTCTGGTGATCCTGGTGATGGGTCTTCGTGTGTCATGGTTTGATAAAGCGTTGGAGTTCGTCTTGAATCTGCTGTGCTATCGCCTCAATGCTTGCGATGTCTGGCAGTGGTTGCGTGGCTTGCCATTGTCTTCCCGCTTCGGTGAGAATGCAGGAGGCAAAATGCGATGCGTTCCTGATCGCCTCCCTCATGGCCTGAATCTCGGCGGCAGGATCGGTCATGCCCGCACAGGCGTTGACGCAGGCGACTAACCGTTTTGCATTTTTAGAATGGATACTATCAAGGTTTAAAACTTCTTTGTTATCCACATCTGTTATCCAATTTTCTCCATCAAAATCCCAAGGCTCGTCGTAGTCTTGTGTCGTGCTCATACCTCTCCTCCTTTCCAAAGGTTGAGTGTTTTCAAAAGGGCTTCGCAGCGCTCCTCCGCAGATGCATGAATCAGGCACCAATCGGTGCAGGTGCCTATTGTTTCGGGATAAAAAATGGCGTTCTGAGAAAGAATGGACCGATATGCTTCACGATCTGAAATACTTAACCTTTTCTCCAACTCATGAACGGCGTTGAGGTCGTTCAGGTAGTCGGGAAGTTGTTCAAGATGCCAAGGCGAATTCCCAGGGCGATACCATGCCATGATTGCTTCATGCTTGATGCTGCTATTTGCAGATGGAGAGTATTTCCATCCAGCCCATTCAGCAAGGGCGATGCGTTGTTCTTCGGGTGTCATGGTGTGTTCTGTTTGTGTTTCTCGTAGGCGGCGAGGGCTTCCCTGACAACTATCGGGCAGCGCTCCATTGTGTCCAGGTGCGCGTTCCGCGACTCGCGCAGAGCCTCCGCCATCTTGTCAGCCAGGGCGGTCATGGCGGCGAGTTCGGTTTCAAGCTTTCTAGCAAACTCTGACGACACGGGATCAGGCGGGTAGCTTTTGGCCTTCTTGAGCGCTCGGCGCTCGGCGTCAGTGCGTGGTGTTTTCATGGGTCGGTTTTTTTGTGGTTCTCGTAGGCATCAAGCGCTTCAGCAAGAGATTCATCATAAGGTGAATGTGCTATGGCCTCCGCCAGGCTGTCAGCCAGGGAGGTCATGGACTGGAGTTCGCGTTCAAGCTGGCGGGCTAGATCGTAGGTTTTGGCAAGCTCGACGTCGAAATCCACGCTGTCCATCTTGTTGCTGTGGGCGTCAGTGCGAGGTGTTGGTGTTTTCACTTTTCACCTCCTTCCAGCGCGGTGACCGCAAGATCAGCAAGAATGAAGGCTCGCTCTATCATTGCTTCGTTACACGGGCCTTTAGAATAATCAGGCGCAATGGTCATGCTTGCCAAAGCCTGCCCGGCCAGCCGTTTGCGTCGGCCCTTGGCAATCATCTCGTCAAGCCAGGGCGTGCCGGAGCAGGGCTGGCCTGTGTGGATGGCGGCGTGCTCGACGGCGGTTAGGCCAATAGTAGGCCAATTATAGTCACCGCTAGGCAGATGTGTTCCTGCGTTGGGTAATGCTGGGTCGTTTTTCTGTGTCATGGTGTTGGTTCCTTCCAGGTGAATGTTGTGTTTCCGTTCTCGTCGCTGACCCAGGTGGCGAAGCCACGCCGGACGGCTTCGATTTTCAAAGCTTCAAGGCGCCTGTGGTTGATATGAAATCCCTGCCAAAAAGCGATAGCAAAAAATGGCAGCATGATTGCCATGGCTTTCTTTGTGCTCACTTCGCCACCTCCTTCCCAGGCTTGCTGCATGGCCTCCATGCGTTTGCGTCCCAGCGTCCGGTGTCGGGGATGTTCATGGTGTTAGTGAAGAAGTGATGAAAGTTCCTGAATCTGGCTCCTCGTGATGACTGCCGCTTGTGCTGCTGCAATGGCTTCAGCCTGGCGTTCCTTGTATTGTGCGTAGCGCTTGGCTACGCTTTCGAGTTCAAGCTCCCTGGCTCTCTGTTCCAGCTTGTCAATGAGTTGCTGGATTTCAATGTGTGTTAGTTTGTGCATCTCTGTGTTGTTTGCGTTGTGTCCTGCAAGGCTTGCAATCCTTGCGAAGTTCTTCTGCCTCTAGCGCCTTTCCGCACCTTGTGCAGCGCCGGTCAGCAAGGCACTGTTTTCGCCATGTTCGGTATCGTTCTGCGTTTGTCATGGCCGGCTGGGGTCAAGAATTATATATTCAAGTAAACCACGGATGCGATCTTTAACCGCAGGATTTTCGCTGACCAGCATTGTCAGCGTTTCCTTCAAGAATCCGACCAGATAATCTGAGTTAGGCTCAATGCTGGCCGTTCTCTTCACCTCTGCCACATACTCCTCCACCAAGGAGCGGGCTGTGATTCGTGATGTTTGCATGTTGTGTGTTATCCGCGTGTAGGATGCGCGGCCCCCGATGAGATTAGGCTTTAGCCATGTAAATTGTGCCGTCGCGCATGACTGTCACTTCTCCAAAAGTTGCTTGCACGTTCACACTGACAACGGCTGCATCTTTGAAAAAATGGTCTGCAACTGCTTTGATTTCAGTAAGGTTGGAAGGAAGTTTCATGGTCTGTTTCGGTGTGTTAAGTGTTTCGCTGACGAAGTGACATTTGGCAAGAATCGCGCATTTGGCAAATTATTTTATTTGGCAAAGTTGCAAATCGTTGATTCTGAGCGCAACAAAACATCATTCCTGCGATACCTGGGGATGAAAAACCCGCTCTTTCAGCGGGCTTTTTCGTGGATCGTATGCATCTACAGCTTTGAGCGCATACTGTAGCGAGTTGATGACCTTGCGGTTAGCCTGCCAATCGTCCAGCAGGTGTCCCATGATGAGATTTATGTGAGCCTTTACCGTTTCCTTGTTCGTCCTGAGCATTTGTGATGAGTGGTTGATTTGTTTCGCGTAAGAGCGTGAAAAAGTCCTCTGCACGCAAAATGCAGAGCCATTCCCTGCCGTTCCGTTTGTGAGCTACAACAGGCATTTTTGCGGAGCCAGCGTCACGCTGTGCCTGCTCCATCCAGTGATACGGATTGCCTGCTTCGACTCGCTTAACCTCCCAATGTAGTCCTGGAAGGCTTTCACAGATTACGTCTGGGCTGTCTGCACCGCCTGAGAACTGCTGACCTCTGCGAGCATCAAATCCCTCGTTGCGCAACTGGTCACGCCATTCCCGTTCTCCTCTGGCTCCCTTTGCTCTGCTGTTGATCGGCATTTTCGGAAGATGGTATCGTAGTTTGTTTCGTATGCGGCCAGATTGACCGGCCTTGGAGAGTCGCCTTTTCCAGCCATGTCAGTAGTCCTCCGTGTTTAGCTCCGCCTCGTTTAGCGTGTATTCAGAGCGAACGGGCAAGGCTTCCATAATGCTGTCAATATGGTAGCCAATAGCTAGCAGACCGGCCCTGATCGCATCAGCAACTTCTGTGATGTTGCTGTCCTCATGGATAGTGATTACAGCCTTTGTGAAGGGTGTTTCGCTGAGTTCAAAGGTGATATTCATGTTAGTGCGTTGTAAAGGCTTTTAGCTACTTTATCCCACTTGTTCTGCGCTGGTGCTTCCAGCTTAGTCTTTACCTTCAGCTTTTCGTGGAGGTTCTTGATTTCCTGTTCTAGCTCCTGGATGCGGGTCAGAAGCTCTGCGTTTGTTGGTTCGTCTTGCATAGTGTGTGAAAAAGAGGGCTGCTTCACTAAGTGCTGTCTTGGCTATCCAGTCCTGCCCAGCACCATGGACACAGGCCACAAAAAGCCGCTGGAAATCATGGTGAAGCAGCCCAAAGGGTTAGTTACCAGGGAATTTCATTTTCTGGATCAGCCTTCTTTGCAGCAGGCTTTCCGGCGCCATCCTTGGGCTTCACGGCCAGCGAAATGAACCGCTTGCCTCCCTTGCTGGTTTTCTTCCAGGCGCTGATCCAGTAATCTTTACCCTCGACATTCAGCGTGCCGGTAAAGTCAGGATGGGTGTCCTTTTCCTTGCGGTCATTGTCGAAGATCGTTCCACTGTTCGTGTTATCGTATTCTTTGCTCATCTGGTTTCTTTCTAGTTTTGATTTCCTTAACCGTTTTCTTAACCACCCGAACAAATGTTTCGGGTGTGATCTTTAGCGCTCCATCACTCCAAGCATTCAGCCGGTGACAGAGGTCAGCACAAGCCGCACTCTTTAGCCAGGTTGCTCCGCCTTGCCAGTCAATCATGTCCTCTTTCAAGGGCGAATAAATAGGTTCAAGCGTCACAGGATCAACAATGCCAGCCAGAATCCCTTTAACAGCATCCTGGACTGACACTTTAATGATCTCGACGTAAAGCCAGCAAAGACGGTTTTCCTGCCCTCTCACAGGGTCACACCAGAAATCCCACTCTGCTACTTGTTGGCCCATATCAGTCCTCTTTAGCTGCCCATTTGGGAAGGTTGAGTTCTATCGGGTAAGCACTGATCCCAGGCCAGTCGCCAGTGTCGAAACAGCGGCGATATGTTTTCAGGTCTTGCATGTATTCACGCCGTCCCTGTTCAACCATGTCCTGACCAACGATGTAAACGCAGGAAAGATATGGTGGCTTCTTCTCCTGGGCAATGAGAAGAAACGTGCCGTCCTGACCGGTTACTGCCTTCAGGGCGTCCAAATAAAACGCAGCCTGGACGTGATAGCGGAAGCTCATCACAGAGCGCAGGAAAGCCGCTGGGCTTGCGTTGTCTGTGGTCTTATAGTCCACGATGACACCATCCTTCCTGATTGCGTCCATCCTGGCCCTGCATTGCACGTCTTGAACCTGATCAATCCAATACAACGAGGCTTCGACAAACTCAATATTCTGGACTGCGTTTCGACAGGCTTTATCGGCATAAAACGCATCTTTCATGCCTTCAAGCTGCTGCGCCTCGTCCAGTGTGATAATGGTTCGTCCTGCTGCTTCACGCATCGCCTGGGCATACGTTTCCTTGCCTTCCTTAGTCCTGCGGTCACATGGAGGAAGGATAAAGACTTCATCATCGAACTTGTCAGGTTCCAGGATGACCGTATGAGCAAGCGTTCCCCAGCGCATAGCTGGCGTCTGCTCCTCTGGGTTGTTCTTCCTGTGAAGGTAGAGAGCAGGAGCGTGCCGGATCAAATCAAGGCCATGCTTGCTGATGCCTGCACTGCTGTGATAGGCCGCAGCCTCCATCTGTGGGATAAGCTCATTCATGCTTCCACCTCCTTGGCTTCCAAATAGATATAGATGCGGGTCAGTTCACCTTCATCGCACTCATCAAGATTGGCCTTGTTGAGTTTGAGCAGCAGCCCTGGGACAGTAGCCTTTGCCAGTTTATGCTGCCGAATTGCCGTCTTGATGTCAACCGGTTCAGGCTCGACAACGGGAGCAGGAGTTTCACCAGCAGAAAGCCATTCAGCGAGACGCTTGCCTGACTCAGCCGTGATGACTTCCGGCTTTCCGTCGAATAGACGTGTGCGGTCTTTCTGCGCTTCGGCCATGTGGGCAGAATTGATGTTCCAGCAGACCGTGAACTCGAAGTCAATGCCGTCACGCTGCTGCGGGTCCATGCCGCTTTTCTGGACTTTGCCACGTTCATCCATGCTGTAACCCTGCTTGGCTCGAACCGTGGCAATGATGTGAGACTTGGAACGCATCATGGACTGAATGAAGCGGTCATGTCGTGGCGTCACCTTGGCCCAATCCTGGAACCGGTCACCGAGCTTTGTCTTGATGTCCAAGCAGCCACCAGGACCGCTCCATTCATGGGTGATGGAGTCAATAATAATGACCTCATATCCTGCCTGTTCTGCTGCCTCAATGGCCTCAGTGAAGCGCTCAGGAGCGTATGGTGGCGACAGTTCCAGAACGTCAAAGTCGAAGCGGTCAGCGTAGAGGCTTGCAGAACCGGCCTCAGTATCAATAAAGGCGATGCGTTTGCCAAGCTGGCTGGCAACGGTAAGCGCTGCCGTGGTCTTGCCAGAACCGCTGGCACCGGAGAAAAGCAGGCGTGCTTTAGCCTGCGCTTTAGTGGCTTTCTTGAACATGTGA